CCTACAGGGCGCATAAACGCTCAATTTTACGGGTCACGTTAGGGTCCCGTTGGATACACCACTTTGTACCAAGCTTGTTAATCAAGCTATTGCTATTGAGGTTTTCCAGTTTTCAAAAAAATTATTTTTAATTCTCTGGAAAATATATATACAGGGGGCAAAAATAAGGTATGGTTAGCCGGACTTACTCACATACAGGGTCTTCGCATGACCAAGAAGAAAAGCCGGTACGCTAAGGTGCTGGACACCAAAGCGGCCTCACTTCCCGAAGCAAAGCAACAGACAAGAACACGACCGCCATTGGCCCAAAAGCGCCTGACGCGTAAGCAAGAACTTTTTGTGCGAGAACTGGTGGCAAAAGATGGGCAAATCACTATGCGGGAGGCGGCGATCAATGCCGGGTATCCTGAACGCTCCGCTCATGTTCGCGCTTCCGAACTGACCAACCCCCGCATCAGCCCCCATGTTTGTCGAGCTATCCGCGAATATCGACAGGAGCTTGATCAGAAGTATGGCGTGGAATACCAACGGCACCTGCGGGATCTGCAAGTGATTCGGGACGCTGCTCTTGAAAACGGCGCATTTAGTGCGGCGGTTCAGGCAGAGTATCGTCGTGGTCAGGCGCAAGGCGACATCTACGTGAACAAGACAGAGATCCGTCACGGTACGATTGATCAGATGAGCAAGGAAGAAGTGTTGAAGGCTTTGAATGAGTTGAAGCAAGCATATGCTCCGATAACGCACGATGCCGGAGCAGGGGACGGAGGTAATCGGTCCAAGGCGCGTGAGCGGTTAGCGGAGGACATAGATGTTTCTGATTAATTTCTTGGGACGACTCTGGTTTGGTTCAGATCGGTGGGATTTGGTTAACGAGAATAAGACTCCAGTGATTTACACCAAGCGCGCATATATGACTTCACTACAACGGTTGGATTTTGAAGAGTTGACGGGTAATGACCGATATTTTGGAAGTAAAAGCAAAGCCAAAGAAACAGCGTGAAGCCAGCTTCTGGCAGGCGTTGAAGAAAGCTATCCGGGATAACTGTCCGGATTGGTCAGCCACGCGGCTGGAGTCGAGGGCTACCTTGGGTGTGCCAGATGTCTTGATCATGGATGGCAAGGGCGATTGGCATATGGTGGAGTTGAAGACCACACACAATATGTCCGTAGACATTTCGCCGCATCAGGTGGCGTTTGCTACTAAACACGCGCGGGGTAGCTGTTGGATTGCAGTAAAGCTGTGCGGTGCCACGGGCAGTGAGATATTCCTGTATCGCGGTGACCGTGCGGTGGATTTGAAAATGGACGGTTTAAACGCGAAGCCGACTAAACATTTCAGCCATCCTGTTTCGTACCGGAGTGTTCTTCACGCTATTGCAACTATGTGATGTATCCCATACTATGGTGATGGGCATATGCCCTGACCAACGGGAGACGAACCATGAGACTTGAATTTGCATTGGCGCTTTTAACAGAAGAGATGGCGTGGTGTTTGAAACGCTACGATCAAGGATCGGAGATTTATCAAGACATTTCTGAAGCTCTTAGGGCCGTTAAAGAGGAAACTACTTCACGGTTGATAGAAGAACTGATTGAGCATGAAGAGCAGAATGATGACCCCCATCATTTAGAAAGCTTGAAGATACATTGGGGCGTAATGAGTTTTGCTGATTTGGTGGCGGAGTATTGCGACACTTTCCCAGCCGCAAATCGGGAGGCCGTGTCATGACAGCGATTGAACAATACGGGCAGGACCCTGCCACCGTTACCAATCCTGCTTATTGGGACTGCGAATGTGAAAAGGATTACATCCGCCCAAAAAGCAAACCTGAGTGCTTTACCTGCAACACCTGTGAAGACGATCAACCGGACAGCCGCGCCGACGAAGTGGCGGCGGCGTTAACGGATGTTGAGCTTTGGCCCTCAATCGAAACGCGAGATCACTACCAGATCCACGGCTGGGTTTCGATGGACACAAAGATTGATGTCTTGGCGCGCAGTGAAGAGGAAGCTATTGAAATCGCCCACATCGTTTTTAATCAGCGCGTATACGAGATGTATCATGCCAACATTGGGGCCGACAACACGGTGGAAAATGAATGGTACGAACCCCATTGCGATCAAATGGAAATTGTGGACGTTCGCGAATATGACGGTGACACCTGCTACACCCTTGAGTCTACGGCGGAGGATGAGTCATGAGCGAACTAAGATTACCGGTGTGGACCGTGGTGTGCGGCGAGCGGTGCAGGTGGTTTCCTGACCATGCCTCTGCAAAGGAATTTGCAAACAATGAATGGGACAAAGAAGCGGACGGTGTGCCCTTTGTCGAATCTCACACCATATGGGATGTGGAAGAGGTCTGCGAGATTCTGAACAACATTGAATCGTTTGCGGACAATGCGCCTGCTCCCGGCGAAATAAAAACGGGGGCGTGGAGGTGAGGTGTTTTCTCTTTTTTGGAGATACGAAGAAAGCCTTAAAAAGCGCAAACAAAAAATCGTTTTGGCAAAAGCATTTCGCAAGCCGATACCTCGGCCATATTTTTATTGGGAGGAAAACGCTATGACAAGAGGCGAAGCCGCCGAGGCTAGATACGCGGGCCTGACTTACGACCATGCCCTGCCGCAGGGTTGGGTGGACGCGTGTTGTGAAAAGGGCCTTGATCCTAGAGGTCATTTTGTTTGGCTTTACGACGATTACGTCGGACGGCCTGCCCCCATCACTGGCGAGGGGGATCGGATTGTATCCTTGCTCGCCCGTGATCCGTAGGTGCTAGCGCCTACGCCAAGCCGCCTTCGGGCGGCTTTTTTATGCTAAAGAAATTTTAAAAAGAGCATTGCGGAGCGGGGGCCGGTATGCGATAGTTCGGTTGCGGCAATGTCGCCGCGTACTTTGGGAGAAGTAACCATGCAACACTCGATTGAAAATTCAGACCACACCCTGACCCGCTTGCTTCAACAGGTGCAGGACCAAGCCGCTAGATCTCAGGACTTTCTGGCCCCCACTAACCAGCTTCAACTTATGACCGGTGATCGGGGTGACGGTAGCAAGGTCAGCCAAATCATTATGGAACAGTCTGGCGGGGCACCGACTCAGATCCTCGCCGCCAATGACGTGGCGTTTGACCAGATCAGCCAGCGGGCCGGTATCGATGTCCGGACTGCCCGCCGCCTTCAGCAGGATTACTCTGCTGAATTCGATGGACTGATTAATGCTATCTGGCAGAAAGAACCGGCGGTGCGGATGATCCGTTCGTTCCAGCATTCTGACCGCGCAGGGACTGCTCGCGCCTTTGTCTCAGACAAGTTTAAGACCTTCGACAATGTTCACCTGCTCAACTCCGCACTGCCTGAACTGCTGGAAAGCGATGCCCAGTGGCAAGTGGTAAACGGGACGGTGACTGACAAGCGCCTATACCTTCGCCTAAAGTCAGCGGTCATCACTGGCGAGGGCGCGGCGGTTGGCGACATCATGGCGCTGGGCATAGGTATGTCTAACAGCGAAGTCGGTTGCGGTAGCGTTAATGTTTACCAAATGTTCTGGACGCTGGCCTGCCTGAACGGGATGCAAACCGAAAAGCGTACTCGCAAGTCGCACATCACTGGGGCGCGGGGCGATGCCGATACTTGGGGCCTGCTGACAGATGAGGCAAAGGATGCTGACAATCATGCGCTGGCGCTTCAAATGCGGGATGTCACTGCCGCATATGCTAGCCGCGAATCATTCGATGAAGTGCTAGAAAAGATGAAAACCGCGCATCAGGACAAAGTCGAGGGCTCGCCGCAGTCGGCAGTCGAGGCCATGGGCAAAGTGTTGGCGCTGACTAAGAAAGATACCGCTAGCCTGATGGACGGCTTGCTCGCCACCATCGGGCAGGCGGGCTATGCCGGTCAGCCAGTAACCCGCGCCACTATGGTGAACGCGGTGACGGCGGTAGCGCATCGGGCGGACGCGGATAGCGTGGACGATTGGCAGAAACTGGGCGGGCGCGTGTTGGATTTGCCCCGCTCCGATTGGCAACGCGTGGCGATGGCCGCATAACCTACACTCCCCAAAGTGTGCCCCGCTCCGGCGGGGCTTTTTTTTGCCCGCGAGGTATGCGATAGTCCGACTGCCGCAATGTCGCGGCTAACTTTGGGATAATTTGTTATGGGAACTACAGTCACAATTGAAGATGTCGAATTGGATAGCGGAACCGTTTATTGCGACCGCGCATATGACATTGTCGAAATCATGAGTAACAGCGGCATTACGTTAGATGATGTGATTCATGAGGCGGTAAGCTCGGGATGGGAATCACCGGAAT